AAAGTTAAGTGAGGTATCTTGTGTGTCAGATAATATACTATCAAATTGAGTAGTATTATATACATTTAACGAAGTACTATTAAATGTATTTTTTGTTACTTTGCCATCAGTACCAGTAGATTTCAAATAATAAATTGCTATTTGATCTCCTTGGTTAACTTTTCTGCCGTTAACATTGTTACCAAATTTTAATTCATAGTTTTTATTTTCGTTATATCTTATCTCAAAACTTCTTTCGTTTGGTTTAGATAGATATATTGAAGGTACTCTTGACCACTCATACCATTTATTATCTGCGTTAACTTCTTTTATATAAACAAATATATTAAAATGATCAATAACAGTATTACCTCCTGGTAATAAATTTACACTTTCAAATTTTTCTCCTAATGGATTTATGACTGGATACTCTTGAAGGGTACCTTCATACATTAATTGACTACCAATCGCTGTTAAGGCCTCTGCAGCAGAAGTTAATTTTTCAAATGTCACATCTCTAGTAAACGTAAATGTTTTGCCTTGACTACTAGCAAATGTAAATTTAGGTATTGTATAATACCCAGCAGATAAATCTGAGGTACCATTAATTTGTACTGGTAGTACAGCAGTTTGTTTACCGACAGGTTTATAATCAATTAACTTAACTATACGGTTAATATTTTCATACAACTCAGCATCGTTAAAATTACTCTCTGAACTTGTTTGGTTTAAGTAAAAAAGTAATGTGTGATAGGAATAGGCAATAATATCAACAAGGGCTGAAATGTTACTACCTTCAAAGTTCTGATCTGTAAAACTTATCGTAGTATCATTGTTGATTCTATCGATAATTAAGTCTCTCAGGCTTTGCGCGTCAAAGCCAGTATAAGCATTAGTTGGTAGATTAAATTCCGTAAAGTTCGCCATAATTATGAGTAGTTAAATCCTTGTGTTGTCAATAACCCCGATGCTGTTCCTTTTTTATTATTTAACGACGGGATCGTGATTGAAATGTCAATTTTATATTCATTTTGATTTGGTCTTGCAACCACTGCAACATCGTTTACTATTATACGCGGTTCGTATAAAGCTAACTCTTCATATATTGTTGTTCCAATCGTTGCGCCATTTTCTTTAGATATATTCTCAAATAAGTACTGCTCTATGTCTAAACCAAACAATGGATTAAGGATTTTTTGTCCTTTCTTTGTATTAAAAATATTACTAATAGAGTTATAAATAGCTTTTTCATCATAGTCTATCTTTAAATCTTGTTTATTATTACTAGATCCAACAGGTTTATCTGGAGTCTTAGCATCTAAGCTAATATCTAAATGTAAATCAGCATAGGAATAAGATCGAAAACTATTATTATTCTTCGCATCTTTGAGTATGTCTAATTTTAGCGCCATGTATAATTATTTAATTTAAAATGGCTAAAAACAATAAATAATTTAAATGAGTAAATTCGATAAAATATTTGAGGCGCAAATTGGTAGGTTTGTTAAATCCGGACCTATTGCTGGTGATTACGTCAAATTTGCAAGTAACTTTAAATCTTCTGATTGGTACTCAAATCTAGATGAAGCTCGTAAAGCTTATGTGGAGGAGATTGTAACTGTTGCCGAAGAAGGAAAACCACTTATGCTTTCGACTATCAAAAAACCAGTATATGAAACTGAGACTACAGATAGTGAAACTCAATTAGCGGACATAGCTGTAGAAATTTCACCAGGGTTTTATGCGCAAAACTTAACTATACCTATAAATTTATTAGAGTTTGATATTTCTTCTGCAGATGCCCGCGGCACTCAGAAGGATCCTACAAATGATCAAAAGAACCCTACTACTTTAAAACCTGAAGTACAAGAAGATTCTGATATCGACGTAGGACAACAAACTAAAGTCCCTGACGGTGACTATAAATTGACTACAGCGAATTACTTAAACGCGTAATTCAAGCATACAAGAATAGAAGTTGATCTCCTGATCTATACACTGACTATTCTGATAAAAGTATCTAGAGACTGTAATTAAACAGTCTCTTTTTTTCTCTTCATTTATAGAAGAGTCATACAAATAATCAAACAACTTCTTAAACAACATATCATAATCGTTGTTAAACAACGATTCATTTTCAATGATATACTTACGTATTTTCATATATTGCTTTTTAGGCAATAGTTCAGATATAATTTCTTTAAAGAAGTTATTAGCATCGAAGTCTCTTTGCTGATTACCATCTGATAAGTGATATTTCTGTAAAGTATTAATACCTTTGCGGAAGTCAGGGTAACAGCTATCTACAATATCCATAAAGTCTGATTTCTTTATAGACATCTCTTCTTTCTTTACAATAGAAATAAGTTTAGCTATATACGCAGATTTCTCATAATTGATATCAATAGTTTGGCACCTACTTTGTAGAGCGGGTATGATCTTATGTTTATAGTTTGCAGTAAGTACAAATCTAGTTAGATCATGATACTCTTCAATTGAGTTACGTAAGGCTTTTTGAGCATCGACAGACAGACCATCACACTCATCAAGTATAATTACTTTTATATCTCCGAACAAACTTTTTGTTTGTGCGAAGTTAAGAACTTTAGTTCTAATGGTATCAATACCGTTTTCATCTGACGCGTTAATATACAAGTACTGACATTTAAGAATATCATTAACAATAACTTTTGCTAAGGTAGTCTTACCAATACCAGGTAACCCAACGAATAAAATATTAGGTACAGTCTTATCCTCTCTTACCTTTTTAAAGTAAGTTAAGATGTTATCATTAACAACAACGTCTTCTAAAGAAGAAGGGCGATATTTCTCGCACCATATGTCAGATATTTCCATTATTTGTCAGTTGAACCAAATCCTGCATCTCCACGATCAGCGTCAGTAACCTTTTCAGACCAACTTACATTAGCAGTAATATGCGGGTATAATACTAATTGCGCGATCTTGCTGCCTGCGGGCAATGTCCATTCAGAATTACTAAAGTTGTAAAGCTTAACTCCTAAGTCACCTCTATAACCATTATCAATAATACCTAGGTGTGGTTGTAAGCTTTTCTTAAAGCCTAGACCACTACGAGGTTCAATCCTAAACCACCAACCCGGTTCTAAATAACCTAACGTTAGACCAACAGGTACAACTGCTGACCCGTTACTCGGTATAGTTACTTCTTCTACACTAGTCAAATCATAACCGGAATCGCTTATATGTGCTCTTTCCGGTAATTTAGCATCCGGGTGTGTTCTAACAAACTCCATTTTTACGCTACTCATAACAATAATATAGTGTAAATAGAGAGTTATTCAAGTAAATAATTTTATGGATGATATTAATCCGGATGATTTAATTTCTCAGTTAAAAGCTATTCCTGCGGATAGTAATAAAATTTCTAGAGCTGTACAACATAGACCAGAGTTAGAAAAGGAGGAAATTGAAAACTTTGTTATACAAAACTCAGCTAAGCTTATACAAGATAGCTTAGAGTTAATTGATAATATGAAGGAGGTTGTTCATCATATGCCTGAGGCAGAGAACATGTCTGCTTTGTCAGAGCTTGTAAAAGCTTCTACAGGCGCGATTGATACTTTAAATAAGATTGTATTACAAGATAAAAAATCTAACACTACCCTTAAAGCTAAAGAAATGGATATAGATTCTAAAAAAGAATTACAACAATCAGATCAAAAACATTCTTTAACTATGAGTAGAGAAGAAGTTATTGCAAACTTACTTAATCATAAAGATGTTATTAATGTAGAAGCTGAAATAAAAGAACCAGATAAGCTTACCTAAGTATGTCTATATTAAACGGTCTGTTGAGAGTCTCTACTTTGTTCTTTAAAACGTCTACTCTTTCTTTAGATCTTTCTACTACAACGTCAAAGACACCTGGTACCATCTTCTGCTTATTACTAACTTTATTTGTAGTTAGCCAAGTAAGTAATTTGTAAGAACCTCCTAAAACAATAGCAATAACTTCATTAACCTCGTCTTGGTTTTCTTTTAGTCTTTTGTAATGGAAGTGATCAGTAACGAGATTTTCTCTATGAGCAGTATCTCCAACATCAGCTGTACTAATTACTTGCTGCATGTTACGTTTGAATATAGCTTCTGCTCTTCTACTAAGACCTAAAATATTTTTACGAGTATCAAACTCTAATTTATCATCAATAATACTATTAAAAGGAAATGGTGTTGGGTCTGAGTCTTCGTCTCCGTAATGCATATATCTGCTTTGAGGAGTTTGATATTGGGAAAATATAAAACCACAACTTTCGGATACCTCTTGTAATAAAGTATCTTCTACATTAACCTTTTCCTTTAATACCTCTTTTACTTTGTGATGGCTTTTTCTGTATTTGTCTAACCACCATGCAATAAACTCTCCATGTTTATCTTCATTTACTATATCAAACGCTGAAGAAATATTAGCTAGCTTTTCATTCACTTCTTGAGTAGTATCTTTAGTAAGCGGTATCTCTCTACCTTCAGTTGTCTCAGCGATTAAGTTACCAGCTGTATTGATAAACATAATAGCGTCTCCATCATCATTAGTTTTTAAAAACTCTCCAGGGTTTAAATTTATTTGTAATCGTTTTAAGTATTTTGTAGCCTTTGGATTTTTTGCAAAAGTTTGTAGGTTAATATTCGCGTTTGCTAATTGCTCCCAAAACGTAGCTTCTGCTGTAATAGGATCAGCTTCGTATTTTACACTATCATAATACTTAGATAGAGCAACAAAATTAATATAACGCTCTATTACTGTGTTAAAGTTTGTATACGCAACATGAAAGTCTACAGTATTGTTTAACTTTATATCTACAACTCTAGGTACTCCTGTTTTTGATGGTATAGCGCTCATTTCGGTTTATCTAATTT